AAGCTGTTATTAATACCGTGATGATGTAGTAATATAGTTTCATAATAGAGAAATAAAATTAATCGAAACTATGGACGCTGTAATGGCTCCGGCTTCAGCTTGGACTGCTCTTTCTTTAAAAGTTGAAGAAGGTGACGTTCAAGCTATAAAAACTTGGTTAGGATATAGATATGGACTACCGAAACAAATAGTAGAGCAAACAAACTTAAATGTTGATGCTGGTAAATTGACAGACGAAGAAATTAAGAAAATAGAAACTAATCTTGAAAAGTCTTACTAATATTGAGAAGGTTTTAAAAGTTAAATGTGAAATTGATTTCTTATTCTTCACACGTTATATTTATAAAGAAAATCAAAGGCGTAATTTTATAATTGCGCCTCATTTCGTTATAATAGCAAAAGCGTTAGAGAAAGTTTACAACGGAGAAACTAAACGCCTTATTATAAATATTCCTCCCCGTTATGGTAAAACTGAACTTGCTGTAAAGTGCTTTATAGCTTGGTCGTTGGCTAAAAATCCACAATCAAAATTTATACATCTTTCTTATTCTAGTGACCTAGCACTTGATAATTCAAGTCAAACAAAGCAATATATTGAATCTGACGCCTTCCAATCTCTTTGGGAAATGCAACTAAAGCAAGATGCAAAAGGTAAGCAGAAATGGTTTAATACTGACGGTGGAGGTGTTTATGCTACCGCTTCAGGTGGGGCAATTACTGGATTTGGTGCAGGTGTAGCGGAATCGAAAGAGTTTGCTGGGGCAATTATTATAGATGACCCTTTGAAGCCTGATGATGCCAATAGTGAGGTTAAACGTAAAGCAGTAAACGAACGTTACAATTCAACTATTCGAAGCCGGGTAAATGACCGTGAAACCCCTATAATCGTTATTATGCAAAGGTTACACGAGGAAGATTTAAGCGGTTTTTTGCTTAATGGCGGTAGTGGCGAAGAATGGGAACATTTATGTTTGCCAGCATTAAACGAATTGAATGAGCCACTTTGGGAGGATAAACATAGTTTTGAAGAATTGGAGCAAATGCGGCAAGCTAACCGTTATAATTTTGCAGGTCAATATATGCAGACTCCTTCCCCTGAAGATGGGGGAGAATGGCGTAAAGAATGGTTTAGGATTATGGATAAATCCGAAATACCTTTACAATCTTTAAAATGGGAATTGATTATTGATGGTGCTTACACTAAAGACACAAAGAACGACCCTAGCGGATTTCAGATAGGTGCTAAATGGAATAATGATTATGTTATTCTAAGCAGCATTGATAAATATTTAGAAATGCCTGAGTTATTAAAATTCATTCCTAATCACATTTCAAGTAGTGGAGTTGATGTAAAATTGACCCTTGTAGAACCAAAAGCAAGCGGTAAATCATTAGTGCAAATAATTAGACAGCAAACAAATATAAATATTTCGGAAATAAAAACTATATTTGTCAATAGTTCTAAGATTGAGAACGCAAGAGCGTGTTCACACTTCATTGAAGGTGGTAGGGTTATTTTAGTAAAAGGAGCTTGGAACGAGCCTTTTTTACATCAAATAGCAGTATTCCCGAATGGTAAACACGATGAGCATATTGACCTTACGTGCTACGGAATTGAACGAAATTTGATATCAAATAATTTCTTTACTTTTTAATTATGTTCGATAAAATAAAACAATTCATCACAAGGAATCTATTTAACGAAGCCTTTTTGAAATACATAGGGGGTACTTACACGTCCTACGATGCCAATAATAAGACATATATGGAAAAGGGATATAATATGAATCCCGATGTTTACGCTTGTATTTCGCAAATGGCAACGAAAACCGTATCAGTTCCTTATTTCGTTAAGAAGATTGATGATAAAGAACAATACCGAAAACTTAAACACTTAGATTTAGCTACGAAGGGCAATCTATCAATAAGCCAGTTTATCAAACGTGTAAAGCTAGAAACGAAAGCATACAAAGACGAAGAAATGGCGTTTCCTATGGAGCGACCAAATGAGTTTCAAACGTGGTCTGATATTTGGTTTTTGTACAAAGTTTATATGAGAATTACAGGTAATTGCTATTTTTATATGATGTCTCCTGATGATGGTGTCAATAAGGGAGTGCCAGTTCAATTATACGTGTTGCCTGCTCATTTAGTTCAAATAATAATTAAAGATAAAGCTGAATTGTTAGGTGTTGAGAATCCAATTAAAGAATACATTTTAATCGAAGGAACAAGCTTTATTAAATTCCCTGCTGAGCAAATTATTCACTTTAAATTTCCAAATCCAAACTTTGATTTTAACGGCGAGCATTTATACGGAATGAGTCCTTTGAGAGCTGCATTAAGAAATATAAACAGTCAAAACAGCGCTATTGATTTAGGTATTCAAACATTGCAAAATGGAGGTGCATTTGGCTTTATTCACGGTAAAACATCGCCTTTATCACCTGAACAAGCGCAAAGCTTAAAGGATAGACTAACAGAAATGCAAGCATCAAGCGCACCTCTTGGACGTATTGCTGGTTCAAGTGCTGAGGTAGGATTTACACGTATTTCATTAACCGCCGATGAATTAAAGCCTTTTATGTATTTAGATTGGGATAGAAAGACAATTTGTAACGTTCTTGGTTGGTCTGATGAATTGCTTAACAACGATGGAAAAGCAAGGTTAGGAAGTAGTGACACAGGAGAAGCACGTAAACAAGTAGTTACAGACAATATTCAACCCGATTTAAAAATATTGGAAGAAGGTTTAAATAGTAAATTCTTACCACGTTTCAAAGGATACGAAAATGCAGTAATAGAGTGGGATATTAGCGAATTACCCGAAATGCAAAAGGATATGAAAGAGATGGCAGAAACGTTGAACCTTTTACCTTTGAAGCCTAACGAGATTAGAACCGCATTTAAGTATGAGTCATTAGATGATGAAGGAATGGATGTAGTTTGGATTAATAGCGGTAAGCAACGAATTGATGATTATAACCCGAATGATATAACACAATTGTAATGACTGAGTTACAGATAAAAGAGCGTTATGAGCGTAAAGCTTACAGAATTATTCAATATCATATTAAAGATATGCTTTTGGCTATTCCTTTGGGTAATCTTGGTATTAGTACTTACGAGGCGTTAATAGCATCGAATATAACAGAAGCTAAAGTAAAAGCAATGTTAGTTGAAATATACTATACAATTGGTAAACAAGCTAAGAAACGTTTTAAAATAGACAAGCCTAAAAATATTTTATTTAATGACGAATTTTTACAAGAAGTCCTTAACTTTCTCAATAGTTCTGAATCGGGTGCTAAAATTTTATCGATACAACAGACATTAATTAAAACAGTTGTTGACCAAATAAAGCCTTTTGCAAAAGACGAAATTAGTCTATCTGAATTAAGAGATTTAATTTACAGAATAGCTAGTAAAAGTGGTACGTATTACAAATGGCAAGCGTTACGTATAGCCGTAACTGAAACAACAACAGCTAGCAATTTTGCCAAGTTTCAAGAGGCGCAAAAAAGTAATTTGCAATTGTTAAAATTTTGGGTATCTTTGAAAGATAAAAGAGTGCGACACGACCATGAAATTGAGAACGGACAAAGTGCAGAATTAAACGAACCTTTTGTAATGGCTGATGGCAGGGAATTAATGTATGCAGGAGACCCACAAGGGGGAGCAAGTCAAGTAATTAATTGTCGTTGTACAATACGATTTGAAGCAAAAAGAGATAAAGAAGGTAATTTAATTTATAAAGATGAAAGGTAACATCGAGTTTAAAAGTTCCTTTGCAGGAATAAAAGACGTTGACACAAAAAACAGAATTGTAACTGGTTACCTTTCTGAGTTTGGTTCATTAGATTACGACAAAGATATAATTGAAAAAGGCGCATTTACTAAATCAATTATGGAGCGTAAGAATGATATTTTCTTTTTAAATCAACACGATTGGAAACAACCACACGGAAAATTTAATGTGTTACAAGAAGACAATAAAGGATTATATTTTGAATCAATGCAATTACCAAACACAACTTATTCAAATGATTTAATAGAGTTATATTCTATGGGAATTGTAAAAGAGCATTCAATAGGATTTAGTACGATAAAATCAGATTGGCAGAAAGATGGTATTACTAGAATAATCAAAGAGGTAAAACTATACGAAGGTTCAAATGTAACTTTAGGAGCAAATCCAAACACACCTTTTACAGGATTCAAAGCAAGAACTGAAAAGGAAATAAACGACCAAGTTAGTCTTATTAT